GGTGCCTACCGCCAGCAAGACGTGTAAGTGTAGCAAGACTCATCAAATCATTTTGATAGAGGATAGTTCCCTTGTTAGATGTGGAATAAGCCATGCCTTCAGGCCCAAAGGCTTGCACAGTTTGAGCCAGTCCTGCTAGCGGGCGATTGATACCATTGTGTTCCACACCTTGCAGGAAAGTCTCCCACACATTTCCACCGCCTGCAATTCTTTTAGATGTCTCGTAGATCGAACCAAAGAACTTTCCCCAACCAGCAACGATCGGAGTTTCCTGAAGGCTGGTAGGAAGAATAGTCAGATGTCGTGGATTGACATCGCCGCGAGAGTAGATGTTGGTATCGAGAAGGGTTGAGGGAATTCCATAGAGGATGAAATCTCCTGCAGTTCTTCCAACTGCTCCATATGTGATATCGTACAAATCCTTGTGCGCATCATTCCCGCCGAGCTGTCCAATGATGTGGACATTGATTGCCTGGAATCCCGGGAGAGATTGGTACCCATATAGCGTACTTTGCAGGCCAGCCAACATAGCAAGATCTTTCGCTTTACCCTCTGCAGTAAAACGAAGAAGCTGTTGGATAAGGTTGAATTGATAAGATTGGAAGAGCGAGATTGCCTGACCAATTGGACCCTGGAAAATCAGGGGCCGCTGGCTAGCAACAATGTTCCCTTCCACTCGATTCACGAATGTATTAATATAAGTACGAGCAGTCGCATCATCCATCAATCCGTGTTTTACTGCAATGGATGTAATCTGATCCATCACATTCGCAGAAATGAATCGGTTAAACTCTTCTGCGAAAGTATTACCAGTCAGCTTCTCTGCGGTGTCGAGTTTCTCAGATGTAAGCTCTTTAGCACGAGCAAATCCGCGTGCCATCCGAGTATCAAGTTCAGCGGCAGACTCAGTTCCTTTCAGGGTGAAATCATCTACCAGCATTTTAAGCTGCTCTGCACGATCTTTAATGATCTGCATATCACGGTACTTAGCCATGAGCGGACCATATTGCTGCCCCGGCTGCTTAGCATCTTTCCAGAAATTCGTAATTGCCTGAGCCAAAAGTTTCGTGGGAGAGAGAACTTCAGCTTCTACGCCGGGAAGCTTGATCTTAGCAAGAGCTGACAGATCACCAGCAACTGCTTGATTACCCTCTCGAATCGCACGAGTCAACAATCCCATCTCAGTTCCACGCAGGACATTAGATCCAATAACGTTGTTCAGTGCGTTAAGAGGATCCAGGCCCAGAGTGAATCGCGAGAGAATTGCATTGGCTCCACGAACAAAGCGAGTCAATGCTCCACGCGGCGCTGTATGATTTACAAGTGCCTGCATTGCAGCATCATAGTAAGCTGGCTGAATACCATACTCCGCCGTAAGTGCATTGATCTTATCAAGCTCGCCTGGAGATTTAATCTCATCGAATGTACGAGTAATGGATGCCCAGGCTTTAGACACCGCAGTATCCAGAAGCTTATTAGCTCCATAGACTAGTGGGTGCTCATTGATCTTGGAAATATCCAGAGCTGTCTTAATCTGATTGAAGTACGGATTCTTAGATTGTGCTTCAATCATGTCCGCGCGGGAGGCGAACTTAGATGTCTCCACCAGAGAATACTGGCGGCCTAGATCTTCCAGGAGAGCAAACTGAGGCTCGTAATTCAGGCGAACTGATTCGTAAACCAGAGTGTCGGATTCACGGTAATGTTGCTGGAGAATGTCATCAGCGATTTTCTGGGGATCAGACTTCGGGAAGAAGTTCGAGAACACGCCATTGTTAGCCAGCTCTGAATCTAGATAGTTCTCATTCAGAGTGCGCTGATAATCATACTCATCGCGAGCTTTGAAGTAATCTTCAGTGTCCCGCTTATAGATCACCTTGTATTGTGGCGGCACACGTTCAGCAAGCTGAGCGAGTTCTTTCTCAGATGCTGCATGAATCATTGTCATGTGCCCAGTGCCAGTGACACGAGGATCTTTGACAAATGCGAAGTGTGCGTACTGTTTAAGGTCAGGACGAATAGGACGGAAAACTTCTGGGTCCTTGTTATCTACCTTCCCCTGCGCTGCACGAATCTCTCGGAAGTTTTGAGTCCTGCGGCCAGAAGCTGCAATGTGTGCACGAATGAATTCAGCAGTCTCCACATTCCGGATGTTGAAAGCATTCACACCATCTTCGGCTGCTTCCCAATTGATTTCCTCTTCACCCGCCTTATTCCTCTTCACCAGTTTCTTATCAATCAGAACCTGCGTACCATCCTCAGATTCCCGAAGATAGAATTGCTTACCAGTGCGAGTGATCTTCTGATTCAAACCTTCAAATTCAAAGACAGCCTCAGTCTTTCCTGCCATCCGAGTCATGGCAGGAGCAAGTGTATCATTTAGATTCTTACGGAAATCTTGTTTAATTGCTCGAACAATGGATCCGATAAAGCTCATCGAGGATCCAATAGTTCCATAGGCAGAGGAATCGTTGGAGAAAAGACCCGCCGAAGGATCATCACGCGTAGCAGTTACAAGCTTATCTTTCTTCAGTGCAGGCAGTTGTTCAGCCCAGCCGCCCAGAACTTTCGCTGATGCCCGCTGCGCAGATTCAACATAGATCTTTTCCATGGCCGCATAATGAGCAATGCCATCAAGAACATTCTCATTCAGGGCAGCAATATCTTTCGACTGTTCGTAGACTACCTTCGCGTACTTCGGAAGGAACTGCACAGGAGTTGCAGCCTCAGGAGTTGTCAGAGAAAGGCCGCGAGCTGAGAGTTGGTTCTGGTATTTCCTACCAGCCGCTGACATTGCAAACAGATCATCAGCCTCTACGCCGGAAGGATTACCGTCCAGGTAGTTTTTCCTTACATCTGCGATAATTCCAATCGCTCCATCCTGAGCTTGAGCTTTAGGAATCAGCCCAGGCTCTTTTCCTTTCTTAGCCTTACCCTTCTTGGTGAGGAATGAGCGACCAAAATGTTCAATCGTCTCATTCTTCGACTGCTTGATAATCTTATAGAGTTCCTCTAAGGAAGTTACAGGATCAATAGAAACAGTCGGACCCTCTCCGGAAACAATTTTGATATCTGTCCTACCATCAGCGTATGCTCGCTGAAGCATAGGAAGATCATGACGATCAATCACAGCATTCTCTGGAATCTCTTTCAGCATCCCAGAACTACGGGCGGCCCAGATATGGCGAGCTTCAGCTTCTTCTACAGCTTTGGCTCCCTTAAGTTTCAAAGCGCTCCAACGATTGGTAGCCTCGAACTTCTGCTTGAATCCAAAAGATTCCCGAATCGCTGCCCGCACCTTATCAGGTGTCGCATACCGATCAGCAAAACTAAGATAGGCTCCAGGAGAATCGAACACGCCACCTGAATCATCACCTTGGAGTTTGATGAAACGGATAGCAATAGGATTCTCAACCTGCTCGCCTTTGGCAAGAGCTTTAGCTTGAGCAAGTTCCAGAGGATGTTGGTCACCTGCACGTAGAATCTTCACAGCTCCTGAAGCGGACTCATAAGTTTGTTGCGCAAACCCAGGAACCAGGCGGCCATCTTTAATCACAGGTGACATCAGATTGGCAACAGTGTTACCAAGCTGGGAATCTGTGGAAAGATTATTCCAAGAGGTGCGCTGATCTAGAGCATTAGCTTGGATCTTTTGTTCATATAAAGTTTTGGTAGCAGCAAAGTTATTCTCAATCAGTGTGCCATCAGCGGCCCTGAGAGTAATAGGAACTGCTGCCATCTCAGAATCAAAGCTGAGTTGGATCAAACGATTAGCATCCGGAGAAGCTACAGAGAACTGCACACGTTCCTGAAAAGGACGCCGCAGAACTTCTTCTTCTCGAATAGCAGTCTTAAGCCGACCACGCAAACGGGCTGCACCAAAAACTCCTGCAACGCCACCACCTAACAGGCCGCCGATTGCAATGTTCTGTGCGATATCCCAGCCATCTTGCTGCTGCAAAATAGGAGAGCGGAACATGGTAGCTTGTACCATAGTTTCAAAGGCCGCCGCCTCCATCACATTCTGCCACAGCCCTGCTCCGATGGCTTTGGTGGTATTTGCATTCACCAGATTTAAAGTCGTGGTGGATGCAGTGATATCTTTCATGGCAAGATCCATGAACTCATCAGTTTTCGGCACCAACAAACCTAATGCGCGCCCAGTAGTTCCACCAACCTTACCAGTATTAATGGCAGTCTTTAGTGCAATCTGGCCTGCATTAAATACACGAATGCCTCCCAACCCAGGAACAATTGCACCCAGAATAAAGCCGGTAACATCCGCAGATTCCTGATTGATCCGGTAATAGTTTCCCAGATCCGTATCAAGTTCTGTAATCCAGTCCGCAGTATCTCGTTCCTGGATACCAGGATCAAAGAACTGGCCAACATATGCAGCGGTATTGAAGAAAGAGTTGATTCCAGAAAGGCCAGAAACCGCAATGAAGCGGCCCATATCCTGTAACTTCTCTCCCCAGCTAAGTGGATTAGTCCAACTTACGCCGCCATTGGAAATGTTATGGAGGTCCGCAATCTGAAAAGGAAGGGACGGAGAATCACCCTCCTCTTCCTCAACAGGTGCAGGGGTGGATTGAGGAGGACGAACAAAGGAGAAAAGATCACTCATTTTTATTCCTTATTCATTCGACCAAGGAATCCGGCAGGAACATTACGCTGGCTCAACTTTTCATTAAATGCGTCAATTCGCAATTGTCGAGCCATAGCATTTGCAACTGATGGAAAGTCAGTCAAGTTGACAACCTCTCCGTTGATCTTAACCTTGTATTGTCCAGCATTCGGAGGAAGCGAAATACCAAAGCGACGCCAATCTGTAGCTGCTCTATTAATAGCACCCGCTCGAGTATAGATATTGGTAAGATCTGCTGCAGCTTGAATAGAAGTAATCTTACCTTCTTTAACTGCACCTAGTGCCAGTTTGTAGACAACACTCGGATCAGCCAGACTCACACCTGATTCAATGGCAGGATTAAGTACCAACTTTGTAATCGGATAGTTCTGGAAGGTAGAAACTCCAGGAGCTTTCGATGATCCAATGTATGCACTCAGATCGCCCACATAGAATGGGTTATCCGGATTGTTTCCAACAAAAGCAAGCTGCTGTTGAATGAGTTGATTAGTCTGCTCTGCAACTACGCGGCGAGCCTTAGCTCCAGTTTTGTCATCATCCAAACCTTCCTTGGTACGGACAGCCTTATCTCCCAGAACCTTGGTAGCCTCTGCCAGAACATCAGCAACCTTACGCTGGTTAGCATCAAGGTTTTCCAGAAGAGTAGGATCCTTAGAAAGGATGGCTGCAGATTCTCCAGGAGAGTATCCTAGAATTGCTTGGCCGCTACGAAGATAGATTTCTCCCTTGTCGTAAAGATCTTTATAATCATCTTTAATCACACCGCCCATTGCGCGGATCTTATCTTTAATGGCCTGAGCAGATTCAGGAAGAACCCCACGGGATCTTTGACCGGCTTGAATTGTGGCAACTACTCTTTCGTTGTATTGTCGCTCATCTTCATCTTTCCGGCGCGCAGCAGTATCACGAGCACGATCTCGTTCGGCTGCTTCCAAACCAAGCTGGAACTGAGCTTCGGCTCTTTCAACTCCATAAATAGAAGTTGCAAGTTGCAACATCCTATCATCTGCATTAGCTGCTGCTTCCACGCCACCGAGGTTTAGTTTAATCCCCTCGATTGCAAGATTCGCTCGCTGCCCTTCAGCGGTCAGACGAATCTGATCATTCTCAGCCTGGATACCGACCTGAGTAATGGTGCGAGCAAGAGCTTTACTCTTCTCACCTACTTGCCCAATCTGGGATGCCACACTTTGAGCAGCCGCTTGTACAACTTGAAGTTGGCTAACAGCCCCCTGAAGTTTCTCCTGGTTATTGTCCCAGTCAACTTGAGCTTTAATCCAGGTAAGAGGATCATCGATCAGACGAGTCTCTTGCTCTTTACGAACAGTTTGAGTTAGGCCAACCACCTCATCAGCAACTCGAGTGGTTTCCCCAAGAAGCTTACTGAGAGTTTCCATGCCACGATTGCCAGAAATAATCTGGATGGCTTGATCCTGCGCAGCCATTTGAGCACTGCGTTCTGCTGAAACTTGAATCTGCTTAGCAGCAGCTACATCCCGAACAAGATCTACTTGCTCAGAAATCAGATCAGTAGTCTGAGTAGCAGCTCTTGTTCTGGCTGCAGCTAATGAACCAGTGGACTGAACTGCATTACCAGTCAATCCACGAATCAGTTCAATTACCGGATTGGGTTCGGCCATAAGAATCTCCAAGCGAGAGGATGGCACCAATAAGGAAACAGATTGGCTGGCCCAGATAAATTGTCAGAGCGCCCAGAAGATTCCAGCCGCGGCCAGTAATCATCTTATAGCGACCCAGAACAACAGGAGCCAGAATAGAAGAAAGTCGCTCAGAGCGTTGCATGAGAGGAACTACAGAAGTAGCCCAACTCCAATAACCACGCTTCGTAAGTTCCGGGATAGCTTCAAAATGTGCATGCCCTGCAGCATACAACTCTTGTGGAAGTTTCCCTTGGCGCGCCAGCTCAGTGCAAATCACAGACATCTTCTTCTTATTCGATTGCCCAGATTCCTGAGTTTCCTGCAGGGGGGCAGTCACTGCTGCAAGTTCGGCAATCACCTTAGCCATAAAATCTTGAGCTTGCAGAGTGGCCGAAGAGCTGGAATTTCCACCTGCAAGATTCTGAGAAGAAAGAAGCTGAGCCAAACCTTGATCAGCAGAAAGAGCCTGCGTAATCATTCGCATCTGAGCTTCTTCGGAAAGAACTCGCTGAGAAGTTTTACTTCCCGACCCCGACATTGAAGTGGTGCCGGGAAGCAGAGTACCTAGGTCAAGACTGAGGTTAGTGTTAATACCCATAATCTATTCTCCTGAAGAATCTTTACCATTACTCTCACCCGTAACTTTTTCTCCCTTATTCCTCAGGAGCTTATCACGGACAAGCACAAAAATGTTTAAACACACATACACTATGCTAGCAAATGTGAACACATCTGAGAGTGTCACACCTCCGAAAAAGCCTAGCCAAGCTGCAAATGTCTTAGCCAACATTCCTTCAATAGAGGAATCATGAGGCGATAAACGTCCCACAATTGTTTCCTTAAGAGTTAGTTTAACTTCAGATTGATCGGACATATCGGTGATACTTCCGGTGATTTTAGATAGGATACAGGAGATAGGTTAGATAGACAGAAGGGATACTGTCAGACACCTATCGCCCACCAGTTGAATGATCTGGCCGCTACTGCTGCATTAACTAATTCGAATTGTGCAGTTGTGATGTTATTTACAGACCAGCCTAAGACTGAAGTTCCGAGGGCTTGTACGAATACACCTAGAACTTGAGTAGGAAAGCCAACATTAAAAGGTACAACAACAGTTGCTCCTGAGCCTACTCCAGTTACTAGGCCACCTTGGATAAGAATTCCACCAATTGTTTGGTACCACTTGTCTGCTCCCTGGAATTGAGTGATACCAATAGAATCAGCTAAATCCCGTAGATTGGGATCAATGAAAGGTGATACAGCATTTGTTCCCTGTGTCATCGCTCACCTCCAGGAACAAATTTGAGCTGCAAGGTGTTAATGGAGAAAGCACCCTTGATTAGAATCGAGTGGTTCTGAGCTGTGTGGTGACAGTTATAAACTGCCAAGCCGCCATTAATTGATCGAGGTGTCAGCGGGACAGGAGCATCAAAATTGCGACCATCTGTGCTAGGGAGGAGAGCAACAGAGAAATTAGGAGAAGGAACAATCGCAGTGTTTTGCGGCCCTTCAATTTCAATCTCCTCCATCTGCATCATACGGGAGCGAACATATTGGAACTTGCCTAGAATCAGTGCGCCCTGTGCAGCTTCATAGCTAGCATTATTCAAAGCTGTGAAATTATAGATATCAAAATTCACGTATGCAATTGTGCCCAGAACTCCATCCACGAAAGCAATGAGTTTCTTATTTTTGCCACCTTGGAAAGATGGCTCAGGGCCAGGGAATGCAGCAATCTCAAGATCTACCTCTGTGATGAAATCATGGGTAATCTTTAACTTACCTGCACGTTGAGTCATAGAATCATACAGCATTGCATGGGTATACTGACCTGCAAAGGCTGTGGTAGTAGAGCTGTCATTGATGGATACAATAAAATATCTAGCACCAACAACAAAAACTCTCGGCTCTAGTGTGAATAGAGCTTGAGAGGTAATTGCACTTGTTGTATAATTCAGGGAATCTTGCTGTACTTTATTTGTCAGAAAGTCATCAAGTTCTGGCAATAGAGATTGCGCCTGATCCCGCTGCAGAATTTTAATCTCGCCATTCTTTCCAACAATTATAGCTGATTGAGTGTACGCATTAGAATAGATAGAGTATTGTAAATCAGTCGAATTGGCCGTAGATTTAACTCCACTCAATCCTTTGACAACAATAAACTTCCAGGGATACCTAGCATTACCAGTATATTCTGCGGCAATTACAACATCGGAAGTGATGACGTAGAAACCTACAACGCTCGAAACAACTCTACGAATTGCTCCACTTAGATTGTTAGGAATAATGCTGCCGGCCCCTGAAACTAAAGAGGCGACAAAATCGGTAGGAGTAGTCAGAGACGAGTAATAGATTCTATCAAAAGCGGATGCAATAAGGTAGTTATTTGATCCTGCGATAGAAGAGATAGTGTTGGTAGAAAAGAAGCTAGCAGGAGTAACAGAAGCGGTTACATTGGTAAGTGTGATACCGGGAGCTGCAGTAATCTCATAGAGTCTGTTCGAAATAGCATCGTAGAGATATGATTTATTCCCCACCATTGCAGTGGATAAGAGAACGGACGAGCCTGGAGCAGTACCAGAAAAAGTGACCGAGCTTCTGCCATCAATTCCAACACTAAAAACCCCAGTGCTATCTACATACAATGTAACAGGTAACTTTGTATTAGAACTCGTAACAGCCATTACCTCAATCTTGTGAACAATAGTTCTACCTGAGGCAAGAGTCATATTAAGCGTAGGTCTAATATATCCTACGCTCTGATATCCATTAACAGTAGGTACCACATTCTCCATATAGAGAGCCTGAGGAATGCCTGCATCTTTTTGTTCACCTTCTGGGTCAACTCGCCTATCAAAGTTTTGATCTGGGCCCGGGACAATGACAGTTCTGCCGCCGTCCGCAATTGTCATTGGGAAAGTGGCAGAGGAAAGGTTAGCGCGGTAAGCTACTTGTCCCATTTTTTAACTTCCAATAAAACCGTGAGACCTAGAATTATTGATCAACTCAGCGACAGCTTGAGCAGTTTGTGAGGGCGTTGCAGTCGAAGCATCAAAAGCTGCAAACTTAGCTCCGTTGAGTGCTGCACCCCACCCAGTGATGCGAGAAGTCAAAACTTGAATTCCGTTTACTTGAATTGCACCGCCGGCGGATAGATTAAATACTCCTGTAGCTGTGTTAAAGATAAATCTATTTGTATCTGCTTTACTTCTCAAAGTCAAAAGGTCTGTGTTTCCAGAGGTGAGAACCTGTGTGCCATCTCCCAGAGCAAAGATAAACGGAGCAACACCATAACCTGCGTTTCCAAAAGAAATACCCTGGCTAGCTCCAGACCCTAGACGAATAGCATTTTCACTGAATGTACCCGAGAGTGTGTTAATGAAACTTTGAGATGTAGTAGTGTTTGAAGAGGCTACTCCATAATGAGTTCCGCGGATTTGGGAACTTAAAAATCCATCTGCCCAAGTGCCCCCACCGACTCCGCCAATCAAACTAACTGCAGCGTTTGATGCAATGTTAAATACATTGAAAATGATACCCTTAGATGCAGTAGAATCTGTAGTTCCAGCAGCGGGCTCAACATCAATTTCCAGGCCAACTAACTTAGTCCCTGTAGTTCCAGCTTCATTTCTTGCAATCAGGTTCCCTGCAAAGCCAACCCCGTTGTTGGATTTAACCAGAGTTGTACCGAGAATTGCAACAACATCTCCTGTAGCATTCTCATTCTTGGCAAAAAAGAATCCAGTAGTTAGAGGAGATCCTCCTTGAGAGCCTACAGTCGTAGCTGTAAAAGTCTTACTAAAAGCTACTTCAGCAAAAGTACTATCAGCCCAAATAGAGCCTTCATTTTCAATTCCATTGGTAGGGTCTCCAAAGATGTTACTAATCTGCATCTTAGAGCCAGGTACAGCAACTTGAGTTGGCTGCTCCCAGCGGCTAAGTTTGAATACATTGTCTTTTGCATTCATGAAATGCTCTCCTAAGCAGCAGGAGTCGGCTCATCTTTAGGACGATCTGCTACAATAACTTGGCTCTCCAACTTAGCTGAAGCAAGTTCTTGTTTCACCTCAAAAGCAAGATCAAGATACTTGCCAGGGATACTGAGCTGTTGAAGGGCTTCCAGCAGAAACTGCTGATGGTGGGCATTTTTGACAATCATGATTTTTCCTTACCAGGTTGCAAGCATTGCAGGAATATAAAGAGACGTACCATCTCTTTGCTGAATTTGGATAATTCTATTTGGAATAAAGTTACCGGGCACTGTAGCCGCTGTATTGATATTACCAACTTGCAGTACACCAGTATCATTTGCTCTAAAACCTAGCACCCCTGCAGCATTTTCATACTTTAGACCTACGCCGTCGTAGAATAGCTTTTTAGTTTGAAGCGTATTGAAGGTGATGGCTTGTCCGTCTGCCATAGAGAGTGCAGACTGAAGAACAGTAGCTTCTGTAGTATCAAAAGCTTTAAGTACAGAAGCTCCGGGGGCAAACCCGTAACCTCTATCAACAGTGGATCCAGCCTCAGTTTGAATGCGATAGCCCCAAGTCAGTGTAGGAGATGCTCCTGCAGCACTACGTTTACGTAAAGCCACATCATAAGCTACACGAACTCTATTATTATCTGTACCATTTGCTGTAAAAGACAGCTCAGTACCTACAACTCCGCTAGTAGGATTGATGTTCCAATCAATAATTTCATCGCAGCCTGCCCACGTGGGACCAGCTCCAGTATACTTAATACCTTGCCTGTAACCTGCTACGTTCTCTCCGCCTGTTGCAAAGTTATGTAGCACAAAACAGGAAGTCCACTCAAAAGAAGTGGAAGCAGGATTTCTTACATAGGTTTCTGCGCGAACTGCGCTATTTACATATCCAGGTGTGCCGCCTGCGTAATTAGTCTCTCGACGAAAATAGAATGAAGCGCTATCTACAGGTCCACCACCTTGGTGAACATTTTGCTCAATCCCATTTCCACCCGTGTAAAAGCCAAGATTACTGAAAGCACTTCCAGAAAGTACAGAACCATTTCTGGCTTTGATAATTTTAGATCCGGTTACTGTAGCAGTGCCTACGGCAGACCAGGCACCTGCAGGAATTTCAATTTCCGCCCCAGAATCTAGAGCAGACTGCACAGCAGAGAAAGCGTCTGCAGAAGGCGTGGCACCTTTATCAACAATAGAGATGAAAGAGCTTTCTTGCAGCTTACTCTGCACTGTGCGAGATACAGAATCTGCGCCGGGTGCAAGATAAGAAACCGACAGACCAGAGATTCCTTCATTCAAAGGAATACCGGCAACTGCAACTAGTTCCACAGACTCTGTGAAAGGAGTGTTAAGAGTAATAGAGGTGCCATTGGTTTCTACATAGTCTGAGTAGTAGAAACCTGCAACAAAGATGAATAAACTGCCGGTGCCTGGAACATATTCAAAAGTAGAAAATGTTACAACAGTTTGCCCAGCAGCTACTGTTTTAGGCTCTACTGCCCTGGCAATGGTTCCCCCTGATGGAATATTAGATCCAGGATTCCAGATAGATGCGCTCATATTAGTATCCGTAAGATTGAATATTAGACATACGAACTTCTGCAGCCTGAACTGCAGCTAGAGAAGTGTATGCAGCAAACTTTTCTGTGTCCCCGATTGCTTTGAACACCGTGGCAGCCGCCTCAAAAACAATGGCATACGGGTGGTCTAAAGCAATCCAAGAGTTGTATCCGGTCTCTGTAATGTCAGGATTATCGTAGCGCCCGACAATACAATATTGAAAAGCATCAGAGCAGCGGATTTGAATTGCCGCCCCTGCTACATAACATACATTATCTTGGTTACGTCCAAACTGATCTAAAACAGCTTCTGGGGTAATAATTGTGAAAATCTGTCCTTGTTCAGTTCCAGTGAAATCAGTTTTACGAATATACTTAAGAGCCCTCCAACGCGGAAAAAGTGTGCGGTATTCAATCTGCTGAACAAATGCAGCAGGAGAAAACGACACTCCTTGCTCTACAATATCCTTGTAAAAATAATCTAACTGATGCAGCTTTAAAGTAGCTGACCGAATGGCGGTAAGAGTCTCAGCCACCAAGCTGGGACGATTGGTGAGATTGTAAACTTCTTGCCGTAGTTCGGTCAGCGTCATGATGGTAGATTAGTTAGTTTGCTGACCAAGCTTTGCTGCAGCGCTCATGAGAGATGCAACAGAAGGACCACCAATAGTCACAGGAGCAATATCCGTAGTGGATGCAGCCTTGAGCGGACCTTGTTTAGATTCTCCCATGTTATTGGAAGGATCAATCATCTTAGCCTGCTCAGCCATAAACTCTGCAAACATCTTTTTACGCAAAGCTAGCATCGGGTTCTCTTGCTCGGCTGTTACGGTACGAGCATTTGGATCAATATAGATATTGCCAGAATATTCATTACGAGCAATTGCACGATCAAGATAGCTAATCACACTCTCATCTCCCGTGATATAAATCCCGCCTTTGAAGTCAAGGCGAGTGCCATCTGGAAGAATGATGTTGCAGAACTTGATCGTACTTTTATACAGTCGCTTATCAGCAACTTGGGTTTCAGCGATTTCAGACATTGGATAACTCCTGAGGTAGGCGGCAGGGTTTTATTACTCAGACCCCACCAAAACTGAGTTCCCTCAGGAGGAATCAGGCAGCCGTACTAACTGCTCGAATACCAGTTCCATTGGGGCCAGGATTAACTCCTGCGGCGGCTCCAGTAATTCGGTCAGCAGCTTGGATTGCACCAGTAGTTACGTTGGGAAGAGTGATTTGGTTATTGTCGTCTGGAGTCAGTACATTGTTAGCGCCATTGTATCGAATTGTAATCGACGAAATGTAGCCAACATCAGTACTGACCATCCCAACCGGATTAAGTTGAAGGATGGTCATAAGTACTCCAGATTAGCCAGCAGCCGCAGCAGTCAGGTTGGTGAGGATTGCGTTGGCAGGCGGGTTCTTAATCACGCAAGTGAGTTCCGTGGTAAGAGTGCCACCAACAGCATCAATGCCGTTATCAACTTTCTGGCCACCCAGATTGAACTCATCGCGGCTAGTCTTACGCCCAGACAGATAAGCAACACGGAAGGTAGAAAGATCCACTGCCATTGCATACTTGGACCAGTCAGCATTGCTATTAAACAGCGGATGTTCAATCATGTTGAACGAACCGCGAGCAATGTTGAACGAACCAAACTGCAGACCGTAGTTGGTCTGACCGTTCTGAATGTAATACGTACCATTCAGTCGGCCGATGTTGTTGATAACTTTCCGGGCACCGCCGCCAACGAAAAGAACTCGCTGGTTACCAACCTTCGGATCAGTGGCTTGGTTGAACACGCCATCCAGAGCAGCTTCAAGCTGGGTAAAGTTCGTGGTGGCTCCAGCAACCGTATAGTTAACTGCACCACCAAAACTTGCCGGGTAGTAAGCAGCATTTCGGACAATGTTCCAGAAACCATCCATGGTACGGAACGGTTGGCCGTTTCGCGTACCCTGAGATTTAGCACCAAAGAACAGTGCTTTCTCAATATCGGCGGCGTGGAACGAAGCACAATCCATCCGGTTTTCAGCAACCGTGGTATCACCAGCAATTACTTGCGTAGATTGTGCCGAGCCGCTCAGAGCCCAGGTATTACGGAAAATCTGGGTAAGGTTGGTAATACGAACCGGGTTCATTTGCAGAGCATTCGGACGCACCGAACTTTCTTCAAATGCATTACCAACTTGGTACAGATTCACGTTGTCAGCAATTGCGCCCGCAGTCGAGCCAATGCCGCGAGTAACAACAACTTGAGTCGGCGAAAGAATGGTGTTGACAAGAACCACTTCACCAGTGGTTTCAGCACGCAGAAGCATACCAGGCAGAAGATCCGCAGTGGACGCAACAGTGAAAGTAGTATCCGTTGCGTTTGCAACTGCTGCATCCAGATTCATCAAAGGGAACAGCATAGTTTTGGTGAAGAAGCCATGTTCAACTTGAACAGCAGTTTCTTCCGGAAGCATGGAAGTCATACCAAACAAAGGAGCCTGACCATTCGGCATGAGCCGAGTGATTGAACTCGCAAAACTAGGCTTGACTAGATTGGGGGTGGATGCAACACCAGAGGTGTTAAAGATGCCAGTCGTCATTTAGGTTCTCCGTAGATAAGTTAGATGCGAGAGATTACAGCACGCGCCACAGATAAGTGCGGTTAGCACCAGAATCTGCAGTGCGGGTCACATTGACCACAGAGAAAGAACTTGCAGGAGTGGTTGCACGACCGGCAAGAACCACGTTTGCATCGCCCGCCACCCAAGTACCGGCAAAAGCATCTTGGATAGAAACATAGAATGCCAGCGAATCGCCGATATTCATTTCAGGAAACGCGGCAGTGATTGCAGTGTGCGTAGGCGTAGTGATGTTTCGACCAGCAGAAAATCCAGTGTAGTTAACACCACCACCTTGCATTTGGCCGACAGTAATGGTCTGAGCAGTATCAGTGGTGATTTCCTGAATACTCAGATTAGACAGCATACCTGCACCAATACCTGCAGGAAACGGCAAACCAGGAGTTTGAACTAGAGCACGATTGTAACCCATGATGGGATTCTCCTAAAAAGATTAAGAACGATTAGAGACAGAGGAAGGGGTAGGAAGAGCAAACCAATCATCCCAGCTATCATTCCCTGCACCAGTTTGAGATGTTTGGGAAGCAGCGGCTGCTGCAGCTTTAGGATCAGAGGAAAATACACCTGCAGCTTCTTTAAAATAATCTCGAGCCATTTGGCTAATCTCAGCCGCACTAGCTTGAGGATACTTTGCTTGAAGTTGCTGTTGAACTGCACCAACGATAGGTGCAACTTTGGGATCTTTGAATGCCGGGTTGTCCGACAAGAGAGATTCGCGAGCAGCTTGACCTTTCACAAGGCCAGGAATCTGAGCAGCAAATCGCTCAGTAGCTTGCTCAACGGCTCGTTCAACAAGTTTCTGAGACACAACCACAGACTGGCCGTAAACTTGTTGAGCTGTCTGATTCATCAAAGCTAAGGTAGCTTCCACTGCTTCAGCGCCGCCGGATTGGAGTTTCGTAATCAACTCTGGATTTAGAGCCTTACGAAAATCAACTTTACTGGCAGCTTCAAGCATTTTCTCCGGAGTCAATTGATTGCTCGGAGCTGGGTCGCCTTGCTTACTTTGGTCAGGTTCAGCAGGATCCCACAGCTTGCTAAACTTGTCAGGCGGGGATTGGTCGCCAGGTTTGTTTCCGTCTGCAGGAATAGCTCCGTTAGGTGCAGTAACTGCCGAAGATGCGGGAGCAGCAGGAGCAGGATTCTGGGCAGGATTATTGCCAGGAGTAGGTTGAGCCGGAGCTTGAACTTGTTGAGCAGGCTGGCCAGCACCGAAGATTTTATCGAAGAAAGACATGGTAGATTCCTGAGGGAGTTAAGATTGATCCGTGTTGATGGAAATATTCTGGGCGCCCGGATTCATTTGCGCTTCAGAACTAGCAGAGAGAGTGAGAAGATACTGGAGAGCATCCAGTTGGCCACGCAGGTAAGATTCTTTTTGAGCAGTTGCTAAAAGATTCTGGTAGTCTGGCTCAAAGTTATTTTTCTGAATTGCGATCTGTGCAATCTGATTCTGGAGAACTTGTTTCTGGGTGATTGTTAGAATTGACCCGGCCAGGAATTCATCAGGTGTGAGATTCCAGGATTGAAAAGGTGAATCGTGATTAAGCGTTGCCATTGGTCATACCTCCAGTTGATCCAGACATCTGTGCCTGAGCTTGAGCTTCAGGGTTTTGCATATTCGGGTCATAACCGAACTCTTCAGGCTTAGGCATAGGAGTCTTGATTTCCATACCCTTCTGGGCAGCCAACATTGCAACTTGTTGCCAGGCTCCCATCGCTTGCTCATACGCCTGCTGCTGCGGAGATTTCTCGAAAGGAGTAAAATCGACGTTCTCAGTACGGATCAGATAAGAGAAGAGTTGGGCAACATTGTAGCCAGCAGCCAGAGTCTGGGAAGATGCAATAGCTTGGAGAGCAACTTTCATCGTATCAGATTTGATGACCTTATCTGCAGGAAGCAGGCCATCAGTGATCTTGAAATTGATAATTGCTTGCCGCAGAGCTACAGGATCAACATCTACAACTTGTTTATTCGAGGGAGAGTAGATGGATGTAGGACCTTGGTACTGAAGCATGTTGAGTTTCAGCACCTCTTTCAGAGGAGTAAATACTTGTGCTTCATAGAGAAGAGCTGTGATCTGGTCTTGGGAAGTGGCATTGGACATCGTGGATTCCCACTGTCCATCTGTTTTATTTCCTTTGACAAATTGTCCTTGTCGCGCCTGATTCTGACCTTGGAGGACATTAGCAAACTGGGCGAGAGATTGAATCTCCTGCATCGCAATGCCAGCTTGATCATCCCGGAAAGGAAACTGGTAAACAGATTCACCGACAGGTTTTCCATATGCGGAGGGGCGCACAGGAATCTTAGCTGAGGGATTAGGATTATTCATATGACCTTCTGCAATACGAGAAGGATCATAAAGAACTCGATCTGTAACTGCGCGGCGCCTGCCTGCAAGAACAGAATTCATTAGCGCAGAGGTTACTTGCTGGAAAGGTAGAGCATCTTGAGCAAGAGATTTGGTTTGGTAGACAAGACCATCTTCCGAGGGGCAGCCGAAAAAGACAGGAATCTTTTCGTGGGCATTAGTTTGGCGCTCAGCGTAGATGATAACTGAGTGGTTAATGATAATCAGTTTCCAGACTTGCGGAGTGTTCGGAGCAGGAACACGCATGCCATGATCAGAGGGAATGATACGAACATATTCTGTGGAAACTTCGTAGATGCCACGATATTTGATGTGGCCAGCATTCTTTGGAGAGGTGGCAAGACCCATCCAAGAATCCCAATCATTCATACCCAGCAAAGCTGGATCAAGGAGCGCTTTACCGTTGATGAGAGGGAGGTAATAAGAGCATCCGAATTGAGCGGCACCCAGCGGATTGAGAACTGAGGGAGATTCAAAAGCAGCCGGGATATTCTCAATGATCTTGTTATCTAGCTTCGCGATGAATGCTTTCAGGGCAGTCCGCGACATAAGTTCGGTGCGACCAGCATACTCACCTTTTTCAGGAATATCATATGGGTCAACGCGAGTATCGAAATATGTATTATACGGATCCCAGCGGCGAACCTTATTACCTTCCCAGATGACTTGGCGAATGTTTGCGCCCTTGCCGCCCGGAGCCGTGGGATCAGTTTCCAGGGCAGCGGTGGTAACTTTATCCCAGCAGATTTCAATAGCTGAGAGATTGTACTTGAAACCATCCTGGAAAAAGAGTAGGAACTCTCGCACCCAAGAGCCGCGAACAGAATTCTCTTCGATAACTGCCTGCATTTGTTTTGCAGCAGAGATGAATTGAGGTGCAGAGACTACACCGAAGAGAGGATAATCGGTGAGGAAAACTGCAGCCTGATAGGCAACTGCTGCACGAACTTGTGGCTTGATGATGGGAACAGTGATGTTCTGAATCTTATTTGCATCGCCTACAAGATTAGCAAGCTGGAGTTGCGCCTGCTCTTTTGTCATATCCGCTTCACGAATATAGGCGACATCGATTAGTCGCATAGACTCGCGGATATTCCACTGCTTTTCCATTAAGGTAGGAGCAGTGCGATGGAATTGGATGAGAGACTCTTGCGAGACTTTGGAGATTGTGAAAGCTTGGGTGGCTGCCATTATTTGGTGTCCTTGGCCGGCTTGGCTCGATTTCGGGTGTCAACAAATCTAAGGATTGCTTGGATAACTGGATCCTGGTCTAATGGCTTAGAATCAGGAACAGTAAGAGAATCGATAGGAGAACGAGAGGCAGGATACATTTCTAGGGGGTTGGTAGAATTTCGACGAAACATTTGCTCAGTTCCGAATGCTTCGATTTCTCCCCCTAGGAGCCTGTAGTTTTCAAAGGCTGAAGTTTTAACTTCTGAAATCCGATCGATGGAATCTCCAAGAAGTTTCCACTGCTGATACTCAGGAGTTTTGCGTAAGGCATCCGACGGAGAATAAAGATTAGAATTAAGCGACTTAGCTATGGGAGCTGCCTTATCTCCAGCAATCTTAAACGATTCTCGGAGCGTGCTAGATGCGTTATTAACTTTTTCTGCCTCTGCTAAGAACATCGCTGGAGATCCTCCCAGCATCATATTATTCCGAGATTGGACAGCGTGCTGAAGTTCGTGCAGAATAGTAGACAGCATATCTACCGGCTTGCCTTGTTTC